TTTTGTAATTCTTTTACTTCTTCTAATTGTTCTATACTTGATATAACAGGTTTTAATTGATAGTCAGGATGATTGTCAATTAATTGTTTCATAGCTTCGTAATTACATCTCCACTTCTCGTGTTTCTTCTTATCACTTTCTGTAACTTCACGATTAGCAAAAGGCATCCAAGTTCCAGGACGAGGTGTTGAATTTGATAACTTAGGTGATAAAGAAATATTATCAGCTAATGTTTGTACAAATTCTGAATAACTAGAAACCACTGTTGGAATTCCAGCTGGACCTTTAACGGTAGGTCCTATTAAACACGCTCCAATGTCAGCAACAGCTGCAGGAAGGAAACTTTGATCTATTTCATTTGTAAATACACCTGGACTTACAACTTTTTCACTTGTTGGCAATGTTTATCTCCTATCTATTATTCAGGAAAAGCTGCACCCGTTGATTGTACTGTAAAGTCAACAACGATAAATTCAGCTGTTCTTGTTGGTTGAATTAAAATTTGACCATATAAAATATTTCTATCAATTGTTTCTGGAGGATTGTTTGTATCATCCATTACAACTTTAAAAGCACTTAGTCCACTTTGTGATTGAACTTGTTCTAAATAAGGGTTAACAACATTTAAGAATCTAGCCCTAGTTTTAGGATTGTTTTGTTCAAATACTAAGAAACGAGAAGTACTTGCGATAAATTTCTTTAATTTAATTAATAACCTTCTTACATTTACTCTATCTAAAGCAGATGATTTTTTCTGTAATGTTTTTTGACCCCACACACATATCCCTTGTCCTGGGAATGTAGCAATTGGATTAACATTACCATTATATAAATCATCTCTATTTGTTTGAGTTAATTTTCTTTCAGCTTGAATTGCTGAATCTATACCACCACGATTTAAACCAGCAGGTGCAAACCAGGGGTGAGATACTCTATCATTAAATGCATAAATTCCACCCATCACAGTTGAAGCTGGTACCCAGACATTTCTACCTACAGCAGGTTCGTTTACTTGAACCCACGGCCAATACATTGCACTATAACTCGTATCTCTTAATTCGGCTTCTGAAGTTGCTTCAGTTAAATTAGAACCATATATAACTGGATCTAATACAAGGAAACAATCTCCCCTTTCTTCAACCATATCAATTGCTGTTAGAGAAACATCTGTGTGTTTAGAAGATATAATTCCAGGTAATAATAACATATTGATATCATACTCATCTTGATTTTTAAGTAGATTAATAGCTGTTTTGTATTCATCTCCACCAAGACCAGCAGTATCTGGATCAAATCCTTGTGTATTGGTATCTGCAATTTCATCATAAAATTTAATTATTCCATCCGCATCTACCTGAGGACCCGCTGAACCAGTTATAATAACTTCTCCCAATGAACTTAATTGATTGTATCCAGCAGAACCAGACCTAAATGTACCCCAATATGAACCACTGCCAGTTGCTGGAAGAGATGCAGAAGCAGCAGCAACTCTTACTTCACCATTTGTATTTAAATATTGTGGTGTTTTATGTGTACCATTAACTTCTGAAACATAAACATATTTAGATTTATTTACACTTGAACCACTTACAGATATATAAGGATTAGTTACACTTCCACCTTGAACTATCTTTTGATTACCAATCACTTTTTCTAAATAGTTTGAAGCATCTGGATCTAATGACAAATTATTCCA